CAGAAAATGATTAAATCATTTCCCAAATCCGAGGCCACAGTGGCCCAACATCAACCCCTCTCGGGTATCGATGCCGTCAATTTTTTGATTTCGCATCTAGTTACGGGTGACCGTAAGATCGACACACCTGATGTGTTCAAGTTCAAGGATAATGAGATAAATCGGCCAGTTTTGGCAGAATTAATCCCGATATTATCCCTTGAGCATATCAGTATCGGACGTCACGTTTATTCTGTGACGTCTCTCTCCGGTGGTAAAACTTTTACCACCCTCCGAAAACCCCGTGAAGGTGAAACACTTCTTAAGGTTGAATTTGTAGTCGTGACGGGTTGGACGTTTATTAATCGTCTTCTACCCAGAAAGATTGGCCAGGGAATCCCCTTTGACCTTCTCTCCCCGCTCCGTCTCGCACAATCCTACCTCGAAGTTATTCTTCACAGTTTTCCACAAGTCTCCCATTTCCCCCTGAAGTCTCAGCTATCACCACTTATAGCCTTTGCACAATGGTCAGAAGAGGAGTTTGTACCCCACGCTAAGTACATGTGTGCATGGCCCCTTGCCATGCATCTTTCCAAGTCGCACTCTAAGCAGGTCATGCCCAATAAACCCTCCGGTTTCATTGGTCATCCCCTCTGTTGTAGCGGCAGTCTAAAGGTGTTTCTCAAATCACGTTTAGTTTCTATCACACCCAAGAATACTTCTCTCTGGGTGGGCTTTCTACAAGGAGTTAAGAGAGGTGCCGCTGTTGTCCCCAAAAGTTACATTAAAAAGTCACTTAAAGGTCACCACGCCGCCCTTTCCAAGACCCCCGTTGTTGACCCTGAATTTTACATTGAATTTAGTGCCTACCTCCACCGCTTCTTTCAACGTTTCAATCCCTCTGTAGACTACAAGCTTCACGAAGCTTCCTCTTCAGCGGCAATTGAGATGGTTCGTTCCGCTGGTGGTGCCCGCACCTCTATCCAAAAGGATCTCGGTATGATCGATTCAATCGAGTCCTTCCCCGATTCCATTCGTAAGATCCATGTCCATAAACACAAGGTTCAATCCCTCCTTCGTATGTATGAAACAAATGCTGGTGTAGCTAATCTTAGAGGTCTCCCACTTCCTGATTTCGACGACATCCTTGAACTGGCCTTCCGCCAGGTCTACGATTCTGAAAATAAGGTCTTGATCCCTCTTGAAGCTACCATAGTTCCCATCCTTGAATCTCTCAAGGTGAGACTCATCTCCAAAGGCAATGCCCTACCCTACTGGGTCTCCCGCCATTACCAAAAAGAGCTTTGGGGTTATCTAAAGGAATTTCCACAATTCTCCTTGACCAACCGTCCTCTCCGCGATAGTGATCTTTACGATCTTCTGTCCCGTGAAAAGAGACTGGGCCTGGACTTCGTGGACTTCGTTAGTGGCGACTACTCCGCCGCCACCGACAATCTTAACCTCCAATTTACCAAAGCTTCCTTTGAGGCCTCGCTTAAGAAGACAGACTATGATCCCCGCCTGTATCCAGTCCTTCGTTCTGTCCTGTACGAACACCAAATCTCGTACTCGGCTGACACCCCAGCCTATGGAGAGGAACCACTTCCTATTGGGGAAGCTGCTTCCCTACTCCAGACCCGACTCGACTCGATCAGCTCGGACACAACAATACCGCGTGTTAAACATAACTCCAAGCCAACATCTAAAGAAGATCTCCCTCCAAGCTTTCTTCAGGCTAACGGCCAGTTGATGGGATCGGTTTTATCCTTCCCCATTCTCTGCACCGTCAACCTCGTTTGCTACTGGATGGCACTTGAATTCTACCTTAAGAGAAAGATCCGACTTGAAGATCTTCCCGTTCTTGTTAATGGTGACGACATCCTTTTCCGTTCAAATCCCGAGTTCTATAAACTCTGGCAAAAATACGTCAAGGAAGTCGGTTTCACTCTTTCACCTGGGAAGAACTATGTCCACCCCAAATTTCTAACAGTGAATTCTTTGTCCTTCTGGTTTACAGAGGGTGTCTTCCGACCAATTAAGTTTCTTAATGTTGGACTTCTCACCGGACAACAAACATTGACGGGTAGATCTGAAGCTAAGACTCGAACTCTCACCGAGATGTTCAATGAGTTCACTTCCTCGTCTCCCATCCCCGTGTCCGCCCAAAGGCGTTTCCTCTACTATAATATGAGTAAACTGAAAGCCCAGGTCCAAATGAATCCCACCACTACCTTCAATCTCTTTGTTTCCAGAGAGTTTGGGGGTCTTGGTTTGGTCAACGTGGATCCCGACCGTAAGATTACCATCACTAATTTCCAGAAGAAAATAGCTTCATACAACTGGCGGAGAATAAAATCTTCGCTTTCAGAGGGTAAGCCTCCCAGTTCCTTTCTCTCAGTGATCAACTTGAATCCACGGAAAGTTCAGAAATCCAACCCTCCTCGAAAGGCTGGAATCCCGATACTCTCCCTGGCCCCTTTTGGACCACTTCAGGAAGGTCAGGAGGTCTTCTTCGCTCCAGAGGGACCTACACCACTCCTCTCGACCGTACGCTCCAACTCTATCGAGAACAGTGATCTTCTCACCTCATTCGTTCTTACCAAGAACGAGGCACCTGACTTCATAAATCAGTTCCCCCGTTCTGGAGAAATGAAGGCATTCCGATCCTCCTCAAAGTCTTTGAAACTTATGAGCAGCCGGGATATGTCCTCGTTTCCGTATCGGATCGTGAAAGACACACATCCATTCATGCTCGAACATAATAGAGTCCGGAAGCAAGAGAGCATGGACTTGGCTCTCCCCCCACCTGAAGAGGTAACTATAAACTAGTCGTGTACAACCACACGCGTCCAGGGAGCCTCTCGATCGGCCTTCCTTGGAGATGGGGTTCTCCCCCTTATTGCCCAAAACGGTGGTTACTAAACCTTAATAGTTCCGTGCTAAAGCCTATGCTAAATGCCAAGAGACTACACGGGTAAGTAACAACCAGACCTGGGTGTTATAGGGGAGGATGTATAGTCCAGAGAAGCAACTCTGCATCCCATATAAATGCCAGTAAAGAATGTTCGCGAGGCAAATCCTCGCAGAAACAACCCTAAAAAGGTTAAGAAACAACCCAGAAAGAAGATGAACGTGCCCCGTGCTCCACGCAGGCTCCCTCCTCAATCGCTGATGTCCAAGCTTACGCCCGCCGGGCGCGAGTATTTGAAGTGCGCTCTAGCTTCTCCTGACTTCTCTGTCACTGCCTTCTCCGGTATACCCGACCAGTATTCTGGTCGAGTTCTAACCAAAAGGTACGAGACAACAATGAACCTCGGAAGTCTACCCGGTCTCATTTCAGGTAACGATTTATTTCTTTACTCTTCAAATGTGCCCGGGGTTGCGTTCTTCTGGTCCCAGCGATCAGCGGGATCCCTCTCCGCCATGCCCTGGAAGGCTGTCGTCTACCCCGACACCACGACCCTGTTACCCACTGACTTTGCCGACACCAATGTTCAGGCTTTCCGTTTCGCTTCGTCACAAATTGAAATTGTGCCCCTAGTGAACGAGATGACCTGGACCGGTTCGATTCAGGTCTTCCGTGGAACCCTCGACATCGTTGAGGGCAATGTACCAGTCGTCGGTGCCGTGGGCGGCACCTCGCTGAGATACTCTCTGATAGGTGATGATATAGTGAATTCAGTCAAGCCCGAAGCTGTGTGTTCCTTCAATGAAGGTGCCTACAGCGTAGCCCGCAACACTGATTCCACATATCCCTTCCACCCCATTAGAAGTACCCTCAAATTCAACGATTTCTTTGAAACTTCCATCAACGCATCGCGAGGCTCATTCCTCCAGACCACTACCGAAAGTGCCTCCTGTCCCGGATTCGGTACCTCACAAACTGTGATGTACAAGATTCCGGCCTGGAGTGCCACGACGAATATCGGTCTTCTCCGAGCCTGGGCTTGTGTCGAATATCAGGTGAATGCCACATCTTCACTCTACGACTATTCACACATGTCCCCCCAGCACGATCCTCTTGCTCTCGAACTCTACAATGAGTTCGTCAAGAGCATGCCATCCTGTGTCCCATACAAACAGAATGCCAATTTCTGGAAGCGCTTCCTTGACTGGGTAGACCGACTCGGCCCAGCTGTCTCAACAGCAGCTGGAGGCATTCGCACTATCTCGAATGCTGTCGAATCTCTTCTCTAATCCATTTGTCATATCTTAATCTTAATAGAAAATCAGGCATCATTGCCTTCAGCTCTATCCCGACTATCGATAATCTGTAAATAGATAAAACCATTGTTCCCGCTGTGGGAAAAGGTGACTCATCCGTGAGTCTCCTCCGTCCAAAAAGACGC